ATAAGGCGGACATTTAGACTGAGTGCTTTGGAAATCAAATAAATGAAAAAAATGACTGCTACAGTATAACCTATATATTTATAAATATCATCTGAATCCATTATATATTATAGTTTCTACATTTTTTTTATGTATCTACACTAATAATTAGTGCTATGTATCTACACTAATAATTACTGCTATGTATCTACACTAATATTCATCGGTTTAATGAGATAATTATAAATGTTATTGATGCACGGTTTAGTCAGTTTCTTCGCCATACCGTTTTTATTTTCAATTGTAATCGCATTCAAACATTTTTGGTCATTTTGCAGAGCTGCGATAAGCGTAGCCATGTTGCTAAACTTTTGCATAATAGCCATAGCAGAAGCACTGCTGACGCTAGGAATTTGAGCTAACATAATTTCTCCAATATTCTCGGGCGTAATGTTATCTCTCTTAACGCGTTTACCCATGACTTGGACATATGACACAGTATCAACGACTGGCGCATTAGTTGAATAATACGGTAAAGCGGATAGTCCTTCTTTTCCAAGCTTGTGAGCAAAATGGACAACCCATTCAGCGGTTTCTTCTAAATTATTTGTCCGGTAAAGAGAGAAACCTTTGAAATAGCTAACACTTACCATCGCTGAAAGTAGAGCTTTTTTATCAGGCAACCCTTTGAACGGCTTATAATAGCGCAAGTCGCCTTCTACCACATAATAGATTTGGTGATTATGCAATTCGCACTGATTCAGACGGTAGCCTTGTTCAGTGTAACGTCCGTCGCGAATACTTGCCGCTAAATCGGCTAAACTTTTCCGTTCTATGATGACTTTTTCTACGCCATTGTCGTCACAGATAATAATATCACCAAGGGGTAAACTTTCTATTACCATTTGAAGGTCTGGTTTATCGGCTAAATGTAACTGACATAATTCTTGCAATTTCATCTCTCTGCAATCTAGTTTAATAAGCATTATTTGTTAGTGCTTATTATACTCAATAATATACTTAAATAGTTTTTGTATATGCAATTAACGGAAAACACCACGAGGAATTGTGCTACCGATATAACTAGACGAAATTGTATTGCTAATAATAAGCTTTGATGAGGCGCAAGGGCAGCCAAGCTTTTTAACGTATACACCACTAACCGAGGCGGGGAGACCAACCGTAGGAGCCAACCCTTGTTTCTTTACACCACCGAAGGTATTATTCAGCGTACCTGCCATTTTTACACGTTTAGGAGAATTCATTAAGACCATTTTATATAATATACGCATATAAAATATATTTTTTGCAAAAGACTTAAATATAATTTCATTTATTCTAAATAATATGGAAATGGAAGATAATAAATGCGCCGATATGAAATGCGCCGATATGAAATGCGCCGATATGAAATGCGCCGATATGAAATCTATTTTGCAAGACGGCGATGTTACTAAATGTGGCGAACAACTCATTTTTAATCCTTTTAATAATGAAAATTGCGAGATTACATTGAACGATGTTCAATCTATTCTTAAACGTTATGGCATAACGGCGCCAGTGCATAATGTTGAATTATATAAACGGGCATTTGTGCATAGCTCTTATACCAAGCGAACGCAGCATGAGAACCTGGCGAATAATATTACCATTATGCCTTGTCCACCAGATTGTTTACCCTTAAAGACTAAATCTAATGAACGACTAGAATTTATTGGCGACGGGGTTTTAGAATTGATTACCAAATATTACTTATATCGCCGATTTCCTAAAGCCGACGAAGGGTTCATGACCGAGAAAAAAATTGCTTTAGTCAAGAACGAGCATATTGGTAAATTGGCTTACGATATGCATATTAATAAATGGTTAATTATTTCCAAGTATGCTGAAGAAAAGAAAATTCGGACGAATTTGAAAAAATTAGGCTGCTTATTTGAAGCCTTTATTGGTGCTTTGTTTTTAGATTTTAATAAAATTTCGGTTAAAGATGAAGCCGGCTGGTTTCAGAATGTATTTGTGACCGGACCAGGTTTTCAAATGGCTCAAATTTTTGTGGAAAGTGTTTTTGAGGCACATGTAGATTGGACTAAAATAATTAATACAGATGATAATTTTAAGAACATCTTGCAGGTAAAAATACAGAAGGAATTTAAAACGACACCTGATTATCTAGAGATTAGTCATCATGTAGATCAAGGGTATGAAATGGGTGTATATTTATGCCTAGGTAAACCCATTCATCAGATGAAAATAGAAGAAAGTATACCCTTTAGTGTCTATGGTTCCTTTCAAAAAATACACGAAGAATTATTTAAAAAATCAGCCGTATTTGTATTTCTGGGAAGCGGTTTGCATAAAATAAAGAAAAAGGCTGAACAAATTGCGAGTGAAGTATCTATTAAAGCAATTGATAATACATAATATTTATCTAATATAATATTAGATATGGCTACTGCTCTTTTAGCTAAATTAAAAATTAATAATCCACCTGTAGCAAAACAACAGGTGGAAATAAATATAAGAGGAAAAGCAGAGGCTTTAGGTGCAGAAAGAGTTGAAAGAGACAAAGGCATTGAAAAAACCAAAGGCGCTGAACCGGCTGAAGGAGCTGAACCTGCTGAAGGAGCTGTAAAACCGGCTGTTAAAATTATAGATGAATCAATAAAAGGGAATTTTGATAGGGGTACTTTTTTAAAAAACTTTCAGAGACCTAAGGTGGTAAATACCTTAGCGCCTGCACCTGCTGTGCCTGCTATGCCTGTGCCTGCTATGCCTGTGCCTGCTATGCCTGTGCTTGCTATGCCTGTGCCAAAGACAAAAAAAAATGTAACACGAAAATTAAAATTAAAAATTATAGAACCGACGGGAATCACAAAGGAACAACCAGCCTTGGCAGCACCAGCCTTGGCAGCACCATTCGTAACGGAAGAAGAAGAAGAAGAGCCTGCTGTTGCACCTAAACCAAAACTCACTATCAGGAGGACGAAAAAACCCGCAATAGGCGTTAAAGAAGGACCTTTGAGTATGCTGACGATCGGCGACACCGATATAGAAACACGCTTAAAGAAAAAAAACGAAGCACCTATTGTTATACCGGCTTCAAGCTATTACATGAATAATCGCGAAATTTTTAGTAACTTTATGTTCTCTTTGTTTAGCAAATACAAGAAAAAGTTAGCGGATGAAGCGAGTGCCCCTGCCACTTGTCCAGGCGGCGGAGATAGCGACGTGTATGAATTTTCTCTCATGACACATCAACAAGTTGTACGCGATTATCTTAATTTATATACGCCTTACCGGGGCTTATTATTATATCACGGTTTAGGTTCAGGGAAAACTTGCTCATCTATTGCCATTGCCGAAGGAATGAAAACAAGTAAACCCGTTATTGTGATGACACCGGCTTCGCTACAAGTGAATTACCGAGAAGAATTGAAAAAATGCGGAGATGAATTATACAAGAAGAATCAGTTTTGGGAATTTGTGGCAACTAAGGGGAACGAAAAAGAGACGGAATTAGTGGAAACACTCTCATCGGTTCTCTCTATTTCAGTGGACTATATCAATAAAAATGGCGGAGCTTGGTTAATAAACATGACCAAGCCGTCTAATTATGACGCATTGATACCCGCCGACAAATTAAAACTTGATGATCAAATTGATCATATGATCATGTATAAATATCGGTTCATTAATTATAACGGTTTGCGAGCAACTAAACTGTTGGAAATGACGAAAAATAATACAATCAATCCATTTGACGATGCCGTCATTATTATTGACGAAGCGCATAATTTAATTAGTCGGATTGTGAATAAACTCAGTAAGAAAAAGGGCACAATCGCTTTAACGCTATATTCGCTTTTGATGAAAGCCAAAAATGTGAAGATTGTATTGCTTTCAGGTACTCCAATTATTAATTTTCCTAATGAAATTAGTATTCTCTTTAACATTTTGAGGGGCTTAATTACGACTTGGTCTTTTAAATTAGATATCATGGAACAACGGCAAATTAATACCGCCTATTTTCAATCTCTCTTTAAAAGCAGTGTGCTCGGCGGAAATGTGATAGATTTGATTGAATATAGACCTTCGTCCACCACTTTAGTGATTACCCGTAATCCTTTTGGCTTTGTGAATAAAGCTGCAGCGAAAGACAATAGTTATGCCGGTGTCAAATTAGAAATCGGTGAGCGCGGCGAAATTAGTGACACCGCATTTATTGAATTAGTTACTCGCATTCTAAAGAAAAATAATATAAAAGTACAGCCCAACGGAACGGCAGTGCAGGAATATAAAGCTTTGCCTGATAATTTGGACGAATTTAAGAATTACTTTATTGAGGGAAATGGTGCTATCAAGAATCCAAACATGTTTAAACGGCGTATTCTCGGGCTAACTTCTTATTTTCGCAGTGCGCAAGAGAGCTTAATGCCCAAATATGAGAAAACAAATCCTGCTGATTTTCAAATTATTAAAATAGCCATGAGCGATTTTCAGTTTAGTATTTACGAAGAGGCTCGTATCCAAGAGCGGAAAATGGAAAAAGATAATGCTAAGAAAAATAAGGTGAAGAAACCGGGCGTGGATGATTTATATGAAAATACTGTTTCCACTTACCGAATTTTTTCCAGGGCTTTTTGCAACTTTGTTTTTCCGCGTCCGGCTATTGCCCGCCCGATGCCTGACAAAAAGAATAAAGTCGGCGAAGAGATTAATCTAGCAGAGGCAATTAGTCAAGACGTGGATGAAGATACACTGGACGCTTTATCCAATACCGAAAAAGCCAATAAAGATGAAGCAGTAGATGATTTGGACGAATTAGATGCGGACTTGGGCACGGGCACGGGCACTGTTGCCGCAGCGGTAAAAGTTGCCTATAAAGACCGGATCCAAAATGCTTTGAAAGCTTTGGAGCAGAAGAAAGATAAATACTTGACACCAGATGCATTACAAGTTTATAGCCCAAAATTTCTCCATATCTTGGAGAATATTCAAGACCCTGAACATTCCGGCATCCATCTGATTTATACGCAATTTCGCGCGCTGGAAGGCATCGGAATTTTGAAACTGATTTTGGAAGCGAATGGGTTTACCCAATTTAAAATTAAAAAAGCAGGCGAAACTTGGGAACTGGCTATTCCGGCGGCGGATGCAGGCAAACCTACCTTTGCCTTATATACCGGCACGGAAAGTCCTGAAGAAAAAGAAATTATTCGTAATGTTTTGAATAATGCGTGGAAATATGTTCCGGAAACCATTGTGAAAAAATTAAAGGCAATCGCGCCTACGAATACAATGGGCGATATTATTAAAGTTTTAATGATTACTTCATCCGGTGCCGAAGGTATCTCTCTTAAGAATGTGCGTTATGTGCATATTACCGAACCCTATTGGCATCCAGTAAGGATTGAGCAAGTCATTGGGCGCGCCCGCCGTATTTGCAGTCACCAGGAATTGCCCGCTGAATTGCGTACGGTAAATGTCTTCTTGTATTTAATGACGTTTTCGGAAAAACAACTGAAAAGCGATGATACCATAGAACTCAGGCTGCACGATAAAAGTCGCATAGACGACGTTACACCGGTTTCTACCGACGAGACTTTATATGAAATTGCCTCGGCGAAAGAAGCCATCACTACGAATATTCTGAAAGCCGTGAAAGAAGCCTCCATTGATTGTGCCTTACACGTGAAGTCTAATGCGTCTGAAAAATTGCAATGCTTTCAATTTGGTTCAAATGATACAGGGAAATTTGCGTATGAACCGTCTTTTGCCGAGGAACAATCAGATGCAATTGCGGATAAAAATAAAAAAGGCGTGACGTGGAAAGCAAAACCCATAGAATTGGCTGGGGTGAAATATGCATTGAATCCGGAGACAAATGAAGTCTATGATTACGAGAGTTATGTTAGCGGAAATGTAGAGAAAGTGGCTGATTTAATTGTCAAAGGCAAAGGTGCTAAAGCCACATATGAATTGAAATTTATTTAGATTGAAAAAAATACCAATAGATAATTTTCATATTGTATATATAATATGAAACATACTGTCAAGCGAAGCAGAGACAAGCGAAGCAGAGACAAGCGAAGCAGAGACAAGCGAAGCAGAGACAAGCGAAGCAGAGACAAGCGAAGCAGAGACAAGCGAAGCACTACACAAAAGCGAAGCATGAAAAAAATAACCGCCATTCCGGGGCGTGATAAAGATATTATTGCCAATATTGATATTCAAGCCATTAAACATAATCTTAATGTATTGCGCAGTAAGGCGAAAACAGATGTTATGCCAGTGTTAAAAGCGGATGCGTATGGGCACGGTTTATTAGGTACGGCACACGTAATGCGGGGATTAGGCGTAAAATATATTGGGGTCGCAACTTTAGGGGAAGCCATTCTTTTACGAAAAAGCGGTGATAAGGGACGAATTTTATCCTGGTTGTTTGATATTGATGGCGCCGAAATAAAAGATGCCATGCATTTAGATTTGGATATTGCGATATGTGATGAAACCATTATACCGCAATTCATAAAAATGATTCCTCCTGGGAAAAAAATAAAGGTCACGATGTTTGTAGATACGGGTATTAATCGCGCCGGTATTACTTATGATAATGCCTTTGCCGCTTTTCAAGAAGTGAGTAAGTGTGACAAAATAGAATTGGTAGGGATGATGTCGCATTTGATTGATTCGCAAAATAAAAATAGTCCTTTAGTGAATGAACAATTGCGAAAATTCCGCGATTTAAGACAGCGTTTAGATGCAATTGGTATCGTGCCGCCATTAGTGCATATCGCCAATACGAGGGCTTGTTTTAATTATGATGTGTCTGATTTTACCCTCGCTCGGTCAGGGGGCGGTGTATATGGTATGCCCAGTGATAAAAAAGAACCTCAATTAAAACCGGTGATGACTATGACCTCGTATATTATTCAATTAAAGGACGTAAAAAAAGGGGAAGGCATTGGTTATGATTGGACGTATAAAGCACCCCGGAATATGCGAATTGCCATTTTACCAATTGGTTACGCCGATATTATTCCGCGCCGGGCGTCCGGCAAGATGTGCGTCTATGTCAATGGTAGCAAACGAAAAGTGCTCGGATTGATTAGTATGGATCAAATTATAGTTGAAGCCAGAGAAAAAGATAAATTAAATGATCAAGTATATATTTTCGGCAATGGGAAAAACTGTCCCCAAACCATTTATGACTTGGCAAAACAAGGAGATGAAGCACCTTATGAAGTTATCTGTCATACAGGTTATCGGGTGAATCGTATTTATGTTTAAGATACTTTACATTTCTCGCAATTAACTGCCTTCATCAATAAATCTATTTCATAATAAATAGAGACGAAAAGCATTATATTTATAATGTTGACCATAAACATTATATTCTTTAAAGTCATATAGGCAAACAACATCCATTTGCAAATGTATGATATAATATTCGTTCGCAGTATTATATCAAGCGTCATAAAGTAAAGCAGACATAAATTAATGCATATTATTATGCACGTTCTATCCGACATCTGTGTGCCATTAAATTTATAAACAAGCAACTTAATTCTCTGTTTATTACAACATGTTTCTGTATCGTTTATGAACATTGTATACTTATCCATTTTCTTTATGTTAACTATTTACATGAATTAATTTTTTTCAATTTTAAGTAATAAATCTAAAATTTTGTTTTGTTTATCTAATATCTCTAAGAGCATCTCTTTCATATCATCTGTTTGTACTGGGGTTTTCTTTAAAAGAGACATGAAATCGTCAGATATAGATGTAGTTGTAGTTGTAGATGATGACGATGACGACGGTTCTGTAAAATTTACCTTTTTACGAGGACTAAGCACTGCAGTTCCTTCTAACTTTATATCTTCACCAATTTTCAACGATATATTATCATTTGGCGGAGAGATTTGCAGCCATTTACTTGCCGCGGTTTTATCTTGGGTTTCCAAAACAATATTTAATTGTTTTTCTCTCAAGGTAATTTGTTCCGCTAGAATTTTATCCATTTCTGATCCAAGAGGTTCATCCGCTTTGTCTGCAAAATCAATCTTGGAGGGTACGGGTTTATTATTGAACTTTTCAAAATCATTCTGTTTTTGTTTCAACTCATTTTCAAATGCTTTCTGTCTTTGTTGAGCAATATCCGCGGCGTTGTAACCGGCAGACATATTATCTACTCCGTTAGGTGCTACTCCGTTAGGTGCTACTCCGTTAGGTGCTTTATACTTACCAATATTTTGCACCATTTCCCCAATAACCCGTTTATTTAAACCGACCAATTGATCTACATCGGTAATAGCCGTTGCAATTAAAGCAACTTTCCGATCAAATTCCATTTTTACTAATGGCGATTTACTCTCGGGTATATTATTGAATGTCCCGTTATTTCCTAACAATTGCCAGATCATACCTTTGTTTTGATTGGAAGTAAACTGGTCGTACAAGTTCATTATAATATAAAAATGTGTTATGTTTATATTATTTATTTATAAAATGGGATTGAAATATTTTTTGCGCATTTTTTCCATAGCTTCATCACTAATTTTGGTGTCTTTAAAGAAAGTATAATTATGCGTATCTCTCAGTAAAGTAACAATCAAATAGAGTGAGTACATGCCACACTCGGTATTTCCTTCTTGGTGTACAAACGGAGCATTTTGATCAAACGTTAATTTAATATTCATATCGTCGGCTTGTTTTATAACACGGTCGCAAAATACTTTAATTTGATTAGGTATTTTCGTGCCGTTGCTGTCAAAAAAGAAAATAAATTTCTTCTTCAGATTTATAAAAAGCGATATCCAATGTGCGCCGCCCTTGGTATGCGGGTCGGTATTAAATATAATACCAAACTTATTAATGCCATCTCTCATGTGTTTACCTAAATCAAAGGTACAGAGTTCATCCCAGACACACTTATCGTTATAAATATGTGTATCAAAGTCAATTGGTGTAGGTCCAATAAAGCGAAAACAAGGATAAGTATGTTCATATTGTTTCATTACTCGTTCAATATCCGTACTGTTTAACCAAGTATTCGGATTATCTTTCCATTTTTCTGGCGATTTTGGCGCAAAAGTATAGGTCAACAATTCGTTGTCTAAATTATTATCCATAAATTTTTGTTTTAACCAACAGGCTTCGGTATGACACGCATTCTCCATCTTTGTTTTCAAACTATTCCAAATATCTTTGGGATTTGTGTCTGAAATAGGCATATCCCTGTGCCGCGCATTCCAAAGGTCTTTCATTTTAACCAAATCGGCTTCACTATAACAGGTATATTTATTTAATTCATCATTTGTTTTGGGAGCACATTGGGCTTTTTTAAATGTCGTTTTTCTCTCACTCTTTCCGCCATTTTTACTTTTTAATGACTTTCGGTTTAGGCGTTTGGTGCGTGTTTTTTTATTACGCATGTATTTTTCTCTCATCGTTACTAATATTTATTGAGATAAATCTTCTTCCTTATTTATTGATTTCTTTATTTTTTTAGGCTTAACGCCTTTTGTTTTTAAATCAGGTGTTTTCAAATCATATTCTATTTTCAAGGGAATAATTCTTAAGTCATTAGTAGTGGTATCGTGCTTGGCAATAACATAGTTATTTAAATTAGCGACTTGGATTGTTTTTTTAATCATTAATTCGTTCGCTTGATCTATGGTAATACTTTCGGGCATTTTATCTTCTAAATTATCTGACGGCAATTGTTCGTTTATTCCATGCATCCCTTGGATAATATCTTTTTTATCTATTATTTCAAAATAATTGATCATGGTATCTACAAACCGATTGTAAATATCCTTAATCTCTTCTGTCGGTGCTTCGTCGTCCTTTATTATATCTTTGAAGAGAGATATAATGCGCTTTTTGTAAAATTTTACATTTATTTTATTATCAGGTTTATTAATAGGGTTCAGTTTTTTATTCAGCTTGCCTAAGTAATGAGGATTGGAGAAAAAGTTTAAGGTAGCACTATCTGCATCGTTGCATAATTTGAATTTTATTTCTGGCATAGGCTCTTGCTCTTCTATTTCTATGATTGTCTCATCTGTCATTTACATTATATTATAAAAAATATAGTGTAAAACATACTCTCTTAATATATATGTAATAAATATATATGTGGATTTACTTTATTGGACTTTTTTTAGGAACACAGATAGGAATAGGAATTGAAAGAACTAATAACTATCATTACAAACATACCGAAAAAATAATTAAATTAGAAAATAAGATAAAAGAATATGAGAATTTGTATGGCAAATAGTTAGGAGATTTCTTTAATTTGTTGCCGAGTGCAATTTTCAAAGAAATTAATTCCATTATCCTTGGGACAGGGATTAAAATCTTCAAAAGTTGCTTGTTCAAAGAGTGAAGGAAAGGGTTGAATTGTTTGTTCATTTGCAGGTATATTCACTTGATACATATCGCTATAGGTAGATGGAATATAACAAGATTGAGCAGCTCCGCGCTGAGAAGCAAAGAATTGATTTCTTAAACGTGATTCATCATTCACATTTGAAGCAAATCCTGCCCAAGGTGCCGCCGCTTGAACATTACCTGGATTGAATGTCTCGCCGATATTATACGTCGGCAAAACTTTTATAGAGACGGTCGGTACAGGTCGCCTATCAAAAATAGGCATCATGGAATATTTCGTAGAAAGTGGACGAATATCAAACTGGGGCTGTAAAGGATTAGATGGAATATTGCGAGTTGAAATACGTTCATTTAATTCTTCAGTACGAAGACTACCTTGTCTAATACGTTCCATATATATTGAAAAAACATTTTATTTATATATTTTTTCGCATTGTTTTTATTCTCCTCTCACGTTTTTTCCGGGTATTTGATAATCGGTCATGCTTTAAAAAATCTTCTAAATGTGATAACAGTTTTTTACTAACAATCCGGTCTGTTTTCTCTTCCAAAGAACTTTTATTAATTACCCTATAATTATACTCTTGCATATGAGAAACTATAAAAGTAACAAAATTATCTTCATTAATTGTAGCCTTGTTGTTTTTATTTAAAACCAACTGATAATATCTAGTCGCCATGTCAGCGTAAGACAATGAAAAATGATACGGTTTGACTTGTATATACATTACATTATCTTTATCCATTAAATTGTGGTATAAATCGTCTATAAAGCAAATTTCTGAATCAGCCGGAATATCTGTACAGCGAATTAAATCAGTTACACTTTTTTCGTGACTTGTTCGGTTAGGTTCTATTTGTTTTCCATTTATTTTATATGCCGCAATAATATTATCAAAAACTTTATAGCCCAATTTATAGTCAAAATATTCGCTGATCATTTTCACCCAATCTTTTGCCCCTTGATTATTCGTGTAAATTATTATTTTATTGCATTGTTTGTTTAATTTTTTTTTATGAATATAATCTATTATATTAAAAATATTCGGGCGAAAAAATTCTGGAAATATTTTGAGAATGTCAAAGAAACTATCATTGAATAAATTATGCCCATAAAAACTTTCTAAGGCATTCCAAAAGATACTAAGCTCAACAAAACAGCCTAAGGTTTCATCCAAATCAAATGCAACAACCTTGTAAGGTTTACTATTTTTTAAAGGCATATTTGACTCTTGTGTATTATTATATGATATTAATTTTTTAAAATAAAAAAATACCATTATAGACACAAATACCATTATAATACCTAATAAGAGTGCTAAGTTGAATAAATTATTGTTGCACCGTCGCAATAAAATTTCAAAGGTTGACATTATCATTGATATTACAATATTTAATATTTTTACATATTATAATGAATTTAACTTCAGCCGATTATAAAGATATATTGAAATATTATAATTTAGATATAACAGGCATGAAGCAGAGCGAAATTAAAAAAAGAGCCGAACATTTATTAGCAACTAAATTATGTAAATGTATTAAAAGTATTAAAAAAAAATCATCTACTACAGAAAAACGGGCAATTGCAATCTGTTACAACAGTGTCATTAGTAAGAAAGGACTTAAAACTTTTAAATTTAAATGTAAAAATGGTGCCAAGTTTCTTTCAAAAAAAGGCACTCGCAAGCTCAAGGTAATAAAAGCAAAATAATACTCGTTAAATAACTCACATATATGTCTAAATAAACAATAAATGATATATAAAACTTATTTATGTTTGTTATCTCTCATTATATTCCAAATAATACTGCTTTTGGTAAGCGCCTGTAAAGGTTTATATAAATATTTCTGGATGAAAGAATTAGATTTATTAGACCATTATGGCGGAGCAGGTAGTTGGGTCGTGATTACCGGTGCATCTAGTGGACAAGGTTATGAAATAGCGTTGGCTTTTGCTGAACGTGGCTTTAATTTACTTTTGATTGGCTCTAAACGCACTGACAAAACCCTAGAGTATATAAAGAAAGAGTATCCTTTGGTGCAAACTAAAGTTATTTATAAGGATTTTCGCCAAGCTTATTTGGATGATTTTTTTGTAGACATTCAATCCGCCTTTGAAGAAATCGGGGAAAATTTAGCCATTTTAGTGAATAACGTCGGTCACCGGGTGGGCTGGAACCCTTACCACGAAATGGATGCGACTTATATAAGAGACGTCATTGCCACTGGTACCATTGTGCAGAGCCGTTTAACACATATGGTTATTCCGGGGTTCTTGAAGAGAAAGGCTTCGGAGCCATCTGGGAAACGGAGTGCTTTGATTAATATTACCGCCCAATGTATGCATCCAAATTTCTTGTTCGGCGTAACCATGGAAAATGAAATTAGCGTGCCTTATTTGAGCGTCTATGAAGCCGCGAATGCATTTGGTTTTTATCAGGGTAATTCAATCTATAAAGAATATCAAGGGGTATTTGATATTCTAAATATTACACCCGGCGCAGTTATCACCGAAAATACCGGTTGTCTAAACCAGACCATTTTTAATATATCTAGTAAAGCGTATGTAAAGCAACTAATGAAATTGATTGGAAATGTACAAGGTACAACCTGTGCGTATTGGGGACACGCCTTGTCTAATTATCTTATCAACATGGCACCAAATTTGAAAGACGGCTTATTGAAAAAGGTCGGCGAGACTCTTTCGGCAGATTTTATGCAAAAGACGAAGAGAGATTATACCATTAATCCTGTAAATGCTTCAAAGCCTTCAGAATAATTTGTTCTTGTTCGCTTAATTTTTGAAATAAGATGACTTCTGAAATTTTAATTTGGAAGATGCGGTTCATTTTATTTTTGCATTTGATATGCAGATCTTCTTGAATGACTTTCATATCACACACTATGCCACCATTCGTTAATTTAATCTCAGCTGGATTTTTAAGTGAGATCCAGCGCACATAACTGCCAAAACGTAAATCATTCATATCATTGACTAGCCGATATGATTTTAATTGTTTATGTAACTGTGTCAGTGCATCACGCTTTAAGTTTAATTGCTGGAGCATCTGGTTTTTGTCTTTGGCAATAGTCTCGTAATTTAAATCCGCAATAGTTTCATTATTATCGTTATCTAGGGCGTGCAATAATTTATGAATATCCATTTATATATTAATATAAAATTGATTTAATATTAAACATAATTAACTATATTAAATTAATCATGACCGATAAATTTATTTTACAAGTTGTTGGAATTACCGAAGCGAAAATATTAAGTCGCCCTTCTACCCGAATAGATTGCGATGTCATTTCAGAAGTGGTGGTTTTAAGAGAAAATAGAAAAGTCCTCGCGCATACGCCGTCCTTAAGTTGCAACGGCATGTCGGATATGGGGTCGGACGTATTTGTGGCTTATTGTCCACCCGAAGAAGATGATATGGTTCCAAATATTCCCGGAGAAAAAGTGACCCATACTGTATTTTTATCCTATTACAAAGAAACGGTGAATAACGTGCAGATTATGGCGATTAATGATAAATTAGCGATGGAATTAATGGAAAGTGCCATAGAGAAAAACCTGATGACTATTCTACCGCCAGTGAAACAATTCAAACGAAATACGCTCATGCGGTTAGAGGGCAAGATAGATTCGGTCTTTAGTTTTGTAGGTATATGTGAAGATGATACACAATTTGTGATGGAAGTCAATAATGTGCCGCATGCCGAATATAACCATGGGCAACCCGATGCGTTTCAAAATGCAATTACAGCCAATCGGTTAGATATGACCGAGATGGATTATAACACGAAATCCGCCTATTTCCCTGAAAAAAATAACACAAACAATGCAGAATTATTAAAAAAAATCAAAGATTTAACAACGATTGCGAGTGAATCAATTGTGCGCTGTATCATTGCTTATGTTGTTGAGCGAACTGATATCAATAAATTAGAATTGTCCTTATACAACGATGAGTATAGATTGGCGGTTAAAAATGCCTTGGAACATGGGGTTCATGTAATGCCGATCGTAATTAGTTGGACATCTACTGGGGTGGCATTTTTCGTAACCGATGAATTACCAGTAGTCAATCCTAAATAAAATATTTATAAAATATATTAAAATATGTCTGATTTAATATATGTTATCCTTCTTAATTTTTTAATTGGATTTGTATCTGATATTGGATTGAATTATCTATCGCGTCAAACTTACTCCCCTGAGCCGGTAAAAGCCTTGGAAGTTTATTTTAAAAGAAAGAGTGCTGGTGCTGAGCCTTTTAGCACATTGATTTCGGCTGCAAATGCTGGACTAACTATTGTCGTATGTCTCGTTATTGTCATGTTTCTCTCTAAGATATTGTTTGGTTTCTACTTTCCTTTGAAATTTAAACAAATATTACCTTATATTCCTCTCACTTTTCTGGTCGGTTATTTTGCAGATGTGCTTATTTATAAAACACAACTCTTCGGTCCATCGTTGAATCCGTATTATGAAGCAACCGGCGCGGGTCTATGGGGTGCGTTGGCTTTTATTTTCTCAGTTTTACTGAGCTACGCTTTAATGGCTTTCTTTTATAAAAAATTACTAGCAATACACCCATTATGAAAAAATACCAATACTTTACAAAAATATTATAAATTTTTACCATAAATTTTTCATTATTACTAATCCAGCTATTCTCGTAATAGTGTAAACCAATTGCGTGCGATGGTATTTGACATGTATTGGCGTTAAAGTCAAAAATAGTGCAATTTTCAAAATAGGATTTATCTAATATATGACATTTTTGGTTGCATTTCAAATAAGCAATTGATAAACAGAACGGTCCGGTCGTAGCTAAAACATGCATGGAGGGTAAAATAAATTTAGTAAAATCTTTTAGATTATGGGCTTCTTTGAGTGCTAATAATAGCAGTTCGCTTTTGGGTACACACATGATAGTACCGTTATTAATATAATCATCCATGACATACTTCTTTACATAAAAAGAAAATACTATTTTTTGCAATAATATCGTAGACATATACGATAAAATAATCTCACTGTCATTTATATTCGGTGTATTGTTAAGTGATTGTAAACATTTCACATCCATATCCATGTAAATACCGCCATATTCGTATAAGATCATATATTTGGCAAAATCAATCTTTTGGATCATTTTTTCATAAGAAAAATACGTTTCTTTTATCCAACCTTCCTGTTTATTAATTAAGTTTTCTAATTTTTCTTGATCCCAAATTAAAACATCATAATCTGGATTTAATGATACCCAGGTCTTATGATATTCTAATAAGTGTGGTGGTATTTGTTCTTCACCCTGAAACCATATTTGATGTATGGTTTTTGGTATTTTCATTTATATATAATGTATATTTAAATATTTCTGCAAGTTGAAATAAGTGACCTCTTCTTCGGCAGTTTTTACTTGTAATAGCTGGCGCAATGTTTCATCTGGAATGATTTTTTTGCGATTTGTCATATCTTGACAATTGTTCAGACGAATATAATTATTAACATATTCCGTCACGGCTGGGCGTGATACTAAACTTCCGACAGGTTTATTCATAAAGGTACACATATAATCACTAATAACAACGGGTGTGTCAAAATAGGATAGTAACTGTTGGGGTTTTTTTTCAGGTTTTTTTTTACTTATTTCTTTATTATTTTTAATAACTGCCTTTTCTAAGGCGCGAACTTTTGCATGCATATCACTTATTTGAGATTTGAAACTGGTTAACTCTTGTAAAAGGTTTGTAAATTGTGCTTCAATTGTATCGCTTGCTGCTGTTGTTTCTGCTATGCTTGCGGTTGCTTCTGCTACGCTTGCTTCTGCATTGTCAATCATGTTATTATAAATGTCTACTGGTATTCCAATCATGTTATCTATTTCCATAGTTGTTATAGATTATTTAAATTATAATTTTAAATCAATTTAAATTATAATTATTTATTGAAGTTCAACCGTAGGCTGGCGTTGCTGGGGGCGCTGGCGGCGCTTGGCAGGAGGCAGACTCTCTGCTGTGGTTGTCTTACGTCTTGGAACAACCATCCATTCAGTCTCGTCACTCTTGCTCAATTGAGGTGGACGATTGGCTCTTACTTGCCCAGAGTTACTACGTTGAAGACGTGGTGTTTGGGGTGGTTGAGACTGCGACTGTGCCTGTGCCTGTGTATGTGTCTGACGCTGCTGAGGCTGAGACTGATAATGCTCTTCGCGATTGCTTCGCATTTCATTACGTGTCTCGCACATAAGTCTGCCACCTTTCAGTCCACGCACTTCAGATACTTGAATTTCATGTGTAGCATTTTCTACCGGACTAATAGTTAATTCAACATATTCGCCTTGTACCAAATACTTGTACTGCGATTGGCTCACTTGAATTGCGGTATGGTGCACAAAAATATCCCGTGATTCATCAGTTGCAGTATCAGTCACTGTGATAAATCCATAACCAGCCTTGTTATTAAACCACTTCACGCAACCAGTTGTAATCGTTACCTCAGGCACAACAGACGATATAACTTCTACTGTTGGCATAATAGAAGAAACTCTTAATGAGTTTGTTTCGGGAATACTTTCCGCAACTGGCACTGCACTTTCAATGGTAGTTTTCTTAATAGTAGAAAAGCTGGGCATTTTATAATATTATATAATTGTAATTTATCTTTATATTATATTTGCATAATATATTAGACTGGAAACATGCAAATAAGGATCTATAATATGCTTGATAAATTGGTCAATAAATTCCGTAAATACTCGTAATTGGGTTTTGCAGTAAAAGGTAGCGAGCGACAGTATTGAATAAAAAAAATGATTTCACCTGCCATATTATTAGCATAAGCCCAGCCAAAAGATTGTTTAATGGCTGCTGCCATCTCACCTGTATTTTGCCACGGTAGGTCTCCTTTCTGTAGAAAAAAAAGAATATAACCGAGAGATTCTAAGTCATCTTTCCGGCTTGCTGTAAATCCTTGCTGCACATTCGTACTCATATATCGGGTTGTACCCATTAAAGGTTCATTCGTTTTCATTGGTATATGGGTTTTTACGCCAGCATGCTCTGTAAAAAATAAAGTCGCCAGACCAAAATCAATAAGGTAGAGTTCACTTAAATCACTTTGAGGATTAGTGCGTAAAAGAAAATTCGCCGGTTTTAGATCTCGGTGCAGAATTCCTTTGCTATGAATGGCTTCTATAATATTCAACATTTGCACACCGAGATGCAATACCACTTTTAGATTCATATTTGCCTTGTAACTTTCCCTCAACTGTTCTAGATTCTGCTCTAATAAATCCATGACAATGTAATTATATTTTCCTTCCGTGCCTACGGCGTAGAGAGATGGAATATATTTTACTCCTTTTAATCTCTCGTAAATAGCAACTTCATTTTCAAAAAGAGTATGATGCTGCTCTTTAAGAATCAGTTTGATAGCATATTGCTTTGTATTCGCATCTTTATCATCGTTATTTTTATTGACTGCTGAAAATATTTTTCCAAAAGAACCCTCGCCAATTTTCTTTTGGAGCCGATAGGTTTTATCTATCACTATATTCGTTGTTGCCATGCTTACATTCGTTGCTGCCATGCTTACATTCGTTGCCATGCTTACATTCGTTGCTGCCATGCTTACATTCGTTGCCATGCTTACATTCGTTGCTGCCATGCTTACATTCGTTGCCATGCTTACATATCATTTATTAAATAAATACTGTTTATATTTTATAAAATTGAATGAATATAAATCAACTTTATATATACTATTAATAAAGCAAAAATGGTTTTCACTTGCAATATGCCTTACCCTGAAGCAGTTGTCTATGACGGCAAAGAATTGAGTGATTTTCAAAAATGGGCAATTAAAGCCATTAAAGAAGGTGATCATGTCTTAATAACAGCCCACACAGGCTCGGGCAAAACTTTACCTGCCGAGTTTGCTATTCAATATTTTACGGCACCCGAGCGAATAAGTAATCGGAAAAAGGTCATTTATGCTTCGCCGATAAAAGCCTTGTCTAATCAGAAGCTGTATGATTTTCGCCGGAAATTTCCGAATATTTCGTTTGGCATATTGACCGGTGATTGTAAAGATAATCCTGATGCCGATGTTTTAATTATGACCACGGAAATATTGCGAAATAGTTTACTTAGGAGTGATAAAAGCTCTGAAAAACCTTCTATAACTTTTGAAATGAATTTTGAAACGGAACTGGCTGCAGTTATATTTGACGAGGTGCATTATATTAATGACGCTGACCGGGGTTCCGTCTGGGAACAGGCGATTTTATTGTTGCCACCCCAGGTGCAACTTATTATGCTCTCGGCGACCATTGACCGGGCGGAAGATTTCGCCGGATGGATAGAGACGGAGAAACAGAAGCAATGGGTGGGGGTTAGACCCCCAAACCCCCAATCGGAGGAAGACGGTGAACAGGTGGGTATTACACCCCCAAACCCCCAATCGGAGGAAGACGGTGAACAGGTGGGTATTACACCCCCAAACCCCCCAATGGAAGAATGTAAAGAAATTTGTTACCAAGGGGGGTGTGGGGGTTACACCCCCAAAGTGTATTTGGCATCCACCAATGTCCGTATTGTCCCTCTAACCCATTATATGTGGCTTTCTATGCACGAAGGTTCTATAAAGAAAGCCGCTCTTACCAACTCACCTTTTGAAAAAAAACTCACAGATTTACGAAATAAACCCATTCCAATTGTCACCTCAAATGGAATATATAGCGAAAACAATTACTTTTGCATGAAAGCCGGTATAGATTATCTGCATAAAAACAACGGCGGTTATATTAAACGGCAATTTGTCTTGAACGAATTATTGTCTTATTTGAAAAGTAAAGAAATGTTACCCGCCATTTGTTTCGTCTTTTCCCGAAAACAAGTTGAACAAGCCGCGAGAGAAATAAACTTTTGCTTGTTTGATGAAGAAAATGCGCACGGCTATGTAGAGCGAGAATGTCGCCATATTTTACAAAGCAAGTTCCAGAATTACCAAGAATATTTAGATTTACCTGAATATCAAAGTATCGTGCAGTTACTTGAAAAAGGCATTGCGATTCACCATGCTGGTATTCTGCCCGTCTTAAGAGAAATGGTAGAACTTCTTTTTGAAAAAGGGTTTATTCGGTTACTTCTGGCGACGGAAACTTTTGCGGTGGGGTTGAATATGCCGACTAAAACCGTCATCTTTCTCGGCTTAAGTAAATTTAACGGCGGCAGCATGCGACAACTTTATCCTCACGAATATACGCAAATGGCGGGACGCGCCGGGCGCCGCGGAAAAGATGTAGTCGGTCACGTCATTCATTGTGTAAACCTGTTTGAAATGCCAACTACCACCGAATATAAACATATGCTCACGGGTCCGCCGCAAACACTCGTATCTAAATTCAAATTCTCCTTTAATATGGCTTTGACCATGATGGAAGCTAAGCAAGACATGTATCAGTTCATGACTCAAAGTTTATTGTCGGTTGATTTGCGACGAGAAGTAAAGGGGTATGATTTAGAAGCTGAAAAAATGCAACAAGTGTATGAAAAAAAAACAGAGCTTTTACATTTAGGACGCACGCCGCCCGAAGTTTTAAAATTGTATAAAACCATATTTGATAAACTACCGCATATGGTCAATAGTGAGCGAAAAAGAGCTCGGATAGATTTGAATAATATGGAATTCAATTATAAATTTATTCTACAAGATTTGACCAAATATGATGCACTAGAAGACGTAAAGGGTCAATTATCTAAAATTCAAGATAATAAATACAATACAGAAACGTATGTGCAAAATAATTTGAATGCCTTGACCGATATTTTAGTAGAAAATGGGTTCGTTTGTTGTTCTTCTCCGACTGAGCCAATATTGATTACCGAGAAAGGTCACGTAGCGGCGAAACTACAAGAAGTGCATCCGCTGGCGATGGCTGACCTTTATTATAAGACAAATCAATTGATAGATTTGTCCGCCGCAGAATTAGCCGGGCTCTTTAGTTGTTTCTATCCTTTAAATGTGCAAGATCAAATTAAAGTACATAATCCTCCCTCCAATGCGTTCTTTAAAACCCTCCTTGATGATTTGCAAATGTATGAAAAAAAAGAACAGGCGAGTTATTTAAATACCGGCGCTCAATATGAACTCTCTTATGATTTGCATCCATTTGTTCTGCGCTGGTGTAATAGTATAACAGAAGAAGAGTGTAAATTGATTATCCAAGAAATCAAGGATAATACAGGGACATTCCTAGGCGAATTTATTAAAGCCTTATTGAAAGTCAATGCGATTGCTGCCGAATTTGAACAAGTGTGTGAAGTAACCCAAAATGTAGTTTTATTAGAAAAAATAAAAGAGATACCAAAACTAACCTTAAAATATGTAGCAACCAATCAATCGCTTTATTTATAAACGTTCTTTCATTCTAAACCATGATTTTATCGGCGAATATTCGTCAACAATAATATATCTTTTTTTATCTTTAATCAAATATTCATACGAATAATATTTAAATTTAAAACCGCCATTTATTTTATCATAATAGCTTGGTGGCTCTACGGGTTCTAGTTCGGTTACTACTTTGCCGTCATAGTTAATGACACCAGTTTTATACCAATCAATTTGTTCGCAAGGATTATTCAAAATAGTACTAGGAGTGTCTTTGCACATACAATTAGCGTACCATTCTGGCACTTCGTCGGTATTTTGATCCTTTATTAACACTCCGTCATCATGTACCGTGCAATACCAAAACGTATATTTATCATTAAATTCGCAGCAATGAAATAAATTATGTAAAGCGTCATCTACTGTCCAGCCATAAGTTTCGGGTTCGCGACCTTTGTTTTTATCTAGCATCCGCTTATGATGAAAATCGCAAATACTTACTGTTAGGTATTCTTGATTAATACAAGTATACCTGAATGGATAAGTATATTTTATTATTTTTCCTTCGCAAAACCCATAAGCGGCTGCTTCACAACAGCTTGGGTCTGCTTTGCTTGGGTCTGCTTTGCTTGGGTCTGCTTTGCTTGTGTCTGCTTTGCTTGGATCTTCCATATTGGTTTATTTATATTTTTGTATTATAAAAATTTCAATTTTAATTTAAAATTGAAATGTTTAAATTATATTTACATATTTTAACTTGAAGGAATGAATAAACTCGTAAAAGATAATTGGGAGGATGAGTCTGATGAAGAAGAAGAAGTTATTGAACAGCTACCTATAATAATAGCTGAAAAATGTTGCTGTTTTGTATGCAGGGAGGATACAAATGAAATAGACCAATATATTGTTAATACAGGCTATTTTCCGAATTGTGAAAGTAAGTCGTTGAATAAAGAAAAAATGGACGAAGACGGGGTTAAAGGGGCAGAGCCCCTAGGGGTTAAAGGGGCAGAGCCCCTAGGGGTTAAAGGGGCAGAGCCCCTAGGGGTTAAAGGGGCAGAGCCCCTAGGG